CCCGCCTTAAAGCGAAAGAAGTATTATGATGAACTAAACAATGTTGCATAGAAACTAAAACCCTTGTAAAAAATTTGCCAACTATTATTGACAATTTCACTCACTGCCATACACCCAGTCAAACGCCGTGATGCATGATTTCATTGTTGGGTCTGCCGCACCTTCCGAGAATGTGATGGCATCGCCCAGGTCATACACCGGAAGGCCATAGGTAGAAACCTGCATTGGGACATAATCGATGGCTTGGATCTTTTCCAGGATTGCCCGGCACCTTGCTTCGATCTCCTGATCTGACCCATACTGTAGGAGCGGGTTTTTTCCCAGATCCAGTGTCAATCCGTCGTTCGGTACCAGGGCAAACACATTTGTCTTTCCTGTCACAAGGCTCGTGAGCTTGACTGCCGTGTACCTTGTTTTAAAATCCGAAAACCTTGCCTCTTTGAACCTATGCATTGAGTCAATCTGATCCACCGGGGATGATCCGTAATAAACAAATTGCAGTTTTCCGTCTCTGTCGATGGTCGCAAAGGTGCCCGTGGTCACCGCCACCCAGTAGATCAGGTCTCTCCATGTCTCCATGTCGTTCTCGGTGTAGACCGAAAACTCAACCGCGCCGTTTGCCATCAGGTGCATTTCCTGCTTTGTCGGCCCCAATGTCACGCCGCAGGCGGAGCATGCAGCTAGTGCCAAATCCCAAGGGGTGCCGTAGCTTGTGTCCCATGTGATGTCTTTATCCAGGAATGCCATGGCGTCGTTGGCCACAATCTCAACGCCCCATGTGGTCCAATCTGCTTCCTTGATCCAAAAGACTCCGAGAGGTACCTCTTCCCACTGGCTTCCGGTCCACAGCCATGCACTGGCCGTGATCTGCGCCCCTTTTAGGTTGTACCTTGGTATATCAATTCCCGTGATCGTGGCCGTCAGCTCTGCAGTATAGACAGACCCTATCTCCACGCTGTCATTCCCGGAGCACTGATTCGTCAAGGTGAAGGTTTTTTTTATGATGTTTTTTTCCGTAAAACTGAAGGACTCCGCACCGACGATGATCTGCCCCGTCAGGCGGTATCTCTGGACGGAATCCTTCATCTTCTGCCGATATGCCGCCGATACGCTATACATTTTATATCTCCGTCATTTCTACACTGATTTGATAAATTCCGCCCGCTGCTACGAGCTGTTTTCTCGCGCCTCGCACCTCCTGGTCGCTTGTGATCTCAAGCTGACAGGTGTACGCCTTCAGATTCATGGGATCCGGCCAAAAAACCTCCACCGTGACTGTGTCGGCTTCTCTCCACTCCCGGAACCTCTTTACCCATTCGCCCGACAAGGTCCAACTTGCCGAGATGGAGAGTTTGGTCGGTCTGGTGATCTGTACCACCGTAGTGCCTGCCTCCGTCTCCTTTTCCGTTTTTACTTTTTCCGGTGTAATCGTTGGATCGTTAGAAGGCGTCGGTACCCATATCCCGTTAATCTTGATCTGATTTATCATGCCTATCTGCCTCCTGATCTGTGGTCTGCCCGTTGCTGTGCCGTTACGACAAGAGTATCGAGCTTTCTTGTTCCGACATAAACCGGTATGATGATATCTCCTCCCTGTCCCTGTGCTGCGCTTGCAGCTTCCGTCACCATCTGCCTGAGCGAATCCACCCCAACCACTGCCTCCGGCCCAGCTTCTCCTCCTCCGAGCAGGTGTCCTCCCGCCGTGCCGAAGATCGTCGGGCTCGTCAGGATCATGCCGTCAGACATGGCCTTCCGGTACCACTCCACGCCCAGCTTCGGCATGCTTGGAGGATCCAGTGAAAATGATCCCGTGATGGAAAAGTGTGGAAGCTTGATCTTGGGAAGTTCCCATTTAAAGTCAAATATCCCCTTGAGCCAATCCACGACTCCTCCAACGAAGTCCTTGATGCCGTTGAACACTTTCTTGAATCGGTCTTCTACATGGTCGAGTGCTTTTTCCGATGCCGTATCCAGCGCCGTAATGCCAAGCGACAAGAGTGCTATCGCCGCCGCGAGGGCTCCGACTGCAAGCGTCAATGCCGCCAGATCGACCGTTAGGGCCGCCACAACGATGGTAATCGCCGCACCCGCGGCGGATGCCGCAAGGATGGCCGGAGTGAGCGCCAGGAGCCCTGCCGTGAGTGTCAGCGTAGCGCCTGAGAATGCCACGATAGCTCCGGAAAGCTCTAAGATGATCAGGCATGCATCTCCACCATACTCCGTGATGAGTGGCAGTACCTCTGCGAGTGCCGCAAGGCCTTCGCATGCCAGGAATACTCCTGCTCCTACCCCAAGGACTGCCGCCCCAAATGCTACAAGCCCTGCGGCGCCTGCAGTCAGCGGTGCTGCGAGTGCTGCGGCTCCTGCGGCAAATAGTGCCAGTGTGCCGATCAGCGCAAGAAGCGCCGCACCTGCTGTCGGGCCTGCATTAGCCAGTTCTATGGCCGATTTGGCCAAAAGTGAAAGGCCTGCCGCCGCCAGAAGGATTCCAGCTCCGAGAGCCACAAATCCGAGAGCGTTCTTTGCGAGGGATCCCACGCCTGCTGCCGCGCTGCTTGCCGGTCCTGCCGCCGCACCTGCTGCTCCTCCTAAGGAGTTCACTGCACTGGCCGCCTTTGATCCTCCGCCTGCAAGTTTTGTAAAGATACCACCTACGGGTGAGAATACACTGACAAGCTTCGGTGCCAGCGTGAGCAGTCCTCCGATGCCTGAGATCAGCTTTCCTCCAATCAGGAGCAGCGGGCCGATGGCCGCCGTCAAAAGAGCAATTTTGACAATGGCTTTCTGCGTTTCAGGATCCAAGCTTTGTAGCCATGCGACAATGCCTTGAAGTCCCTGTATAAAATCCCTCACGGCAGGCATAAGTAAAGTGCCGATGTCGATGGCTAAACTTTCGATAGCGCTTCCCAGTTTTGTTATGTCGCCTTCTGCGTTGTCCTGCATGGTTGCGGCCATTGCCTTCGCTGCGCCGTCATATTCTTCTATGACTTCCGCTCCGCTTTCCAGTGCTTCCGAAAGGAGCACGACAGACCCGTCTGCGGTTTTTGCCATGGTGTCAGAGGAATGATCGATTGCATACGCTAACTCGTTGAATTTTTCTTCCTCCGTCATTGCAATGGCAATGAGGCCGGACATAGCGCGGGCACCTCCAAGCATAGAAAGATATCTCGCCCTTTCTGCCTCTTCCGCGCCGAATGCCTGCTTGTTTAACTCCTCTAGCGACTCTCTGTATTCTTTCTCTTTAATCGTTCCGGCTTCGAGTGCGTCTTCAAGTGCCTGCACCTGAGTATCGTATTCCTCCAGAGGTATTTTTATGTTTTTCACCGCCGACCTGAGTTGTATCATGACCTCTCGGAATGATCTCATGTTTCCCTCGCCGTCGTCTAGCGAGAGGCCTAGCTTATTCATTGCAAGCTGTACTTCGGCCGTAGGATCCACCATTCTCAGAAACACATTTCGGAGTGAAGTGCCTGCCATGTCTGCCTTGATTCCCGAATTAGCCATCAGTCCAATCGCTAGAGCCAAATCTTCCGCAGAGTATCCAAGAGTGCCCGCCGGAGCTGCCGCATATTTGAAAGATTCTCCCATCATGGAGACATTGGTGTTTGCTCCTGCTGCGGCACTCGCTAATATGTCAGAAAAGCGTGATGTATCATCCGCTGTCAGTCCAAGTGCAGTCAGGGCATCCGTCACGATATCTGATGTTCTTGCCAGATCTTCTCCCGACGCCGCTGCTAAAGCCAAGACGCCTTCGATACCGTCCAGCATTTCATCAGTTTTCCAGCCGGCCATTGCCATGTACGAGAACGCCTCTGCAGCCTCCGTTGCTGAAAACTTGGTCGATGCGCCCATTTTTTTTGCTTCATTTCTCAGTTTTTCAAACTGCTCCGCATTTGCTCCTGATTTTGCTTTCACATCACTCATGGCTGCATCAAAGTCCATGGTCTTTTTGATTGCTGCGCCAAATCCAGCCACGATGGGCGTCGTGACCTTTTGTGTCATCGTCTTGCCGGCGCTTGACATCTTGTCTCCGAGCTGCTGCATCTTTTCGCCGGTGGCCTTGATCTGCTGTGCCGCGACGGATCCAAATTCCTTGTACTCTTTTTCCAGCTCCTTGAGATCCTGTTGCGTGTCAATGATCTCTCGCTGGAGCGCATCCCATTCCTGCGTTCCAACCTTCCCCTGAGATGCCATCTCATCCTGGATCTTTTGGAGTTCCTGAAGCTTCGTCCCGGAGTCCTTGATGGACTTTTGCAATAGGTCATACTTTTGCGTGAGGAGCTCCGTGTTCTTTGGATCGAGCTTTAGGAGCTTGTCGATGTCCTTCAAGGCACTCTGACTCTGCTTGAGTTCTTTTTCCACATTCCGGAGAGAGCTCACCAGCTTCGTGGTGTCGCCGCTGAGTTCGATTGTTATGCCTCTGATTTTTTCTTTTGCCATCTTGTCCTCCTAGAATGCGTCGAAGTCCTCCTGGGTGGCGAGCTCCTTGTATTCATCCGACGCGTTATCGTTCCCCATTTCCGTGATCATATCGAGGACCATGCCCTCCTCCAGCTGTTCCAACTCCGCCAGCGTTAGGCCCAACTGCTTCGCTCTGAGCAGATATAGTGCCGTGGTTATCTGGCGCTCAGTTGGGCGTCCTCTTTTTTTGGTGTTGAGGTTCCTGCTTTGTTGCTGATGTAAAGGTTAATAAATTCCACGGCTCCCGTCAGGAAGGTCATGGAATCATATTGCTCCGTCCATTTGATATAGTCCTCGACGGTCATCCTGTTTGCAAAATCCACGATTGCATTTTCCGCAGCCGCCGCCTGCTTAGCCATGACATAAGCAAGCTCCGACACCATGCCGAGCTTTCCGGAGCCAAGGATTGCCACCAGGGCATTCATTTTTTCCGGCGTGACCTCTTCACTGTCTTTGTCGTCTCCGCTTTCTTTCATCAGCGTCTTCAGGTTGTCCGTTCCGATCGCCTTTAGGAGATCTCCGATTCCTATGAGCAGATCCTCGTGAAACACCTGCCTATACCTGATTGCCGTGGCGCCATTGGCCAGGCAAGCAATCTCCCCCTCTTCGCCGTTTGCGAGCGTTACCTTAATTCTTTTTAACATATGCACCCTCCATGCCAAATCCCTCGCCGCCTTTGTGGCGGTGAGGGACTACTGTTTTTTTATAAATCTCTTTACGCCGTCACCGTGATCACCTTGGTTGCGAAGACGGAGCTGTCCGTTGACAAGGTCGCCATGACTACGGCACTGCCTGCCGCTACGCCGGTCACCACGCCCTCCTGGGTGATGGTCAGGATATCTGTATCATTGGAGGACCATACCACATCTGCCTCTGCGGGGATGATCGCTGCAGTGAGCGTTATGGTGCTGCCTGCGTTTACGCTGTCTGCTCCGATGATCTGTACGCTTGCTGCCTGAGCGTTAGGCATGTAGGGAGCTGCGTACCAGTTGTTGTAAACCTCATCTGAGGTATTCTCGTCTGTCTTCGCCTTGGTGATGTTCATGCCGAGGGCCGGGACATAGATCGGACTGCTGGTGACGGTGAGGGATTCCGTCTGCACCTCCGTCGTCTCTTCCTTGGTCTGCGATCCGATGGACGGACGGGTTGCGGTGTTGTTGTATACGATGTGGCGGATGCCCTTTTTATCTCCGTCAAATTCAAACATCAGCGCGAATGTAACGCTGGGCGCGTCTGCATTCTCCACAAGGACACCGTTGTTGTCCTCAAATTCCCCAAGAATGTCCTTCCTGAACTGCAAGGGCACCATGGCGGACTCATAATCTCCGGAGTATCCATTGTTGTTGTTCACGACATAGTACCTGATGCCGTCTGCGTGAAAGACAGACGGCTCTCCCTGCGCGTCCAGCGTCATGGACACGGCGCCGGGCCAGCGATAAACGGTACCAAAGGAGATGGTGCCATCTTCTGCGATCATCGTCTTCGCCCAGTGTACATTTTTCAGGTTGTACTTTACCTTGTTTTTTTTGCTAGTAGGCATTTCTTTTCCTTTCCCGCTATAATTCATATAGCGTTTCGTAATAATTTTCCGATTCGATATAGACAGTGTCCGCCGCGCATCGCCAGAAGATCTCCGCCTCGTCCAGGAGTTTCTCCGCCTCGTCCATGATCACTGCCATGTCCTCCGGCGTATCTGCGTAAATCTCAAAATCTACATTGTCGCCCCGGTGATAGACCATTCCGTCAGCTGAAAAGTTTTCCGGCGCCACCCGACGGTACACTGCAAAAGGAGGCTGTGCCGGATCTTGCTTCCTGAAATGGTCGTATGCGTAATCTGTGATCAGCTTCCTGGTCACAAGCATTGCGCATATATTCTTGACGATCTCATCCTTCTTTTGCAATCCTCCTCACCGCCTCCTCTAAATTTTTAATAGCCCTCTGCTCTGCCGGCTCAATGTGCACGATGGCTTTTACTCTTCCGTAGGTCCTCCCGCCGCGTTTCAGTGCATGTCCCTTCTCCAGCAGGTGTGCCAGCTGATAATCCGTCCTATTATGGACGATTGCCGTTGACTGAAGCCGGTTGAGCGATTCCTCTTTGACTCGCCAGCCTTTTTTGTACCTGCCTTTCTTGGGTCCTGTTCCGACTGGGGATTTGGCCTTGGTCTCCTGCATGGCAATCCTTGCCACGGCCTTTGTGGCTGCTTTGACGCCTTCCGTCACATTGTCACCGTACTCTTGCAGGATCTCGTTCATGACCTTTTTTAATTCATCCGGCTTTGCCTTGTAAGTCCGTGCCATGTCTCCTCCTTGTTGCACCGGTGCAACTTAGCCATTTTCTGCCGGCAGCTTGATCGCTACCTGGACGGACTGCAGCTCCCACAGATCCACGCCTCTTTCTGGCTTGTTCTGGATCCTCATGATCCTGTACTGTCTTCCGTCTTCCGTCCGCATGACCACAATATCCATCCGGTTCACCAGGTTTGTGTGAGGTACCTTGATCACCCGGTCGATCCGATTAGATGCCAGGGCCTGCGCCTGATAGTACCTGTTGACTCCTACGGACTGCTGTTCAAACCTCAATGAGGCTTTCTTTGCTCCGAGCTGCCTGTTGTCCAACTCCGGATAAATATCCGCCACTCCATCTGGGAAGGTTTCAGTCGCCTGCGTTGGTCTCATTGTGCTTGGACACCTCCCATCTTAAATGCAATCCGACGATATCTGATCTGTAGTTCTTTTTAAACTGATCCACGGATCCGGATCTGTCGTATAGGACATAGTTGAACAAAAGCTCCTGTGCACGATAGTCCACGGATTCTCCCGCAAAGGCCGACGCATCCACGCCGGTCTTTGCGGAGATATATGCGATGCCGCGCCGTAGCTGCCCTCTGAGCTTTTCGTCCGTGCTTTCATCTGTCCAGGTAATGTCCAGATAGTTTTTCGCTGCGTTCAGCAGTTCTTCTGGTATCACTATGACGCTCATCTCGACTTAATCCTCCTACTTCTTCGCTGCTTTGGACTTCTTAGGAGCCTCGGTCTTTTCTGCTTCCTCGGCCTGCTCTGTGGTCTCTTCGGCCTGCTCCGCGGTCTCTTCGGCGGTCTCTTCGGCCTGCTCCGCGGTCTCTTCGGCGGTCTCTTCGGCCGTCTTTTCAGGTGCTTCCGCAGTCTTTTCAGGTGCTTCCTTCAGCTTCTCGTAGTCCTTTTTGCTTGCTCCAAATTTCAGTGACATCCGTTTTTCCTCCTATTCTTCAGGCTCAAGCACAAGCTGGTCAAGCTTGATGGTTCTTCTGGTCATTTCGCCGCCCTTATATGCCGTCGCCACAATATACTGGGTGTCCTTGTTGGTGATGCGGACGCAGATGTCCTTGTCAGAATCAAGCTCCTGAGGACCGATGTTTGTCAGTGCGCCAACAAATTCCACTTCGATCTTGTCTGCTTCGGGATCCGAATCGAAGGACAGCGCCAGGTAGTTACCTTCCTGGAGCTCAGGATCTCCGGAAAAACCGGTGAAGTCCGTCACATATGCCAAGGTACCAGTAACCTGGTTGCCTTTCACCTCAATGTTGCTCTGCAAGTCGCTGACATTTTTGCCGAATACGGTTGGATTCTCGTCAGCTTTTACATCCAACCCCATTAAAAATTTGCAGAATCCACAGTCTTTACTTCGTAGATCAATCTCTTCAGACCACTGATGTCGAGGCGCAGGAAGGAATTGTTGTCCTTCGCGCGGCCATTAGCATATGCCACGATCTTATAGAGCCGCTTGTCAGCCAGGAACTGAGCATCGTCAGAGAACTGGATCCCGCGCTTTCCGCCGACCCCAAGGAAATATCTCTTGCCGATACCGAGGATTGCTTCGTCTCTTTCCACTGCGACGGACTGGATCACCTTGGTCGGAACGGGGAACACATCGTTTCTGTAGGTACCATCCGGAAGCATCACGGTAGTTGCAGGCATTACCAGCTTGTAGTAATCAAAGGGATTGACTACCATAACCAAACCATTCACTGCTCTCACCTTGCCGGTCTCGCTGACTGTCAGCTGTGAGATCAGATTCCCGTAGGTGGCCGGACTGAAATCCGTTACGGCGATGGCATCCTTCTTGGGATATACGCCGCCGATAATCACCACATTCTCCTGTACCTGTCTGTCCATGCCGATGGGCATCTTCTTTCCGGTACCGGTCACGATGCCGTTCTCAAAGCCGATGGCAAGAGCCTCAGACAGGCAGGTGCGGATGTATGCATCAAGCCAGTTGGGACCAAGCTCCAGCATGTCCTGAGAAATAGGCATCCAGGCGGACAGCTTTTTCTGATCCAGCTCCAGATCGTTGAATCCGGATGCGATCTCCTTCGTGATCTCCGTCTCCAGCTCGTCCCAGGTAGCGCTTGCTCCCTCGTCGGTGTTCATGAGCCATTTGGTGAGGCCGGTCACATTTCTCGTTTCAACCGCTGCCAGAAGGGGGTGCTCCTGCTTCATGTCCTCCATCACATCGTTGATGATCGTGAGAGGGAAGGCCTTGTCCACATTGGAGAGGGCCATCTTGACGCCTTCCTTGCCCGGTGCCTTCATCGCGCCGATCAGCGTGTTGTAATACTCTTTCTCCTCGTTGGTGAGCTGACGAACGCCGCGCTGTGCCAGCACTGCTGCATCAGTCTCTTCGCGGAGGTTCTTCGCCTCTTCCATGATCTGTGCCTCGATGTCGAGGCAAAGTTCGTTCAAGCCTTCCTTGAACGCTTCCTCGTCGCCGGCCTTTGCCGCATCGCTGATCTTCTGTGCAGCGGCAAGCCTTGTCAGTCTCTGTGCATCTTTGTTTTTCATACTTTTCCTCCTTTGCCGGTTTCTCCGGCCATATAATTGGTTTTGCTTTTTCAGAATCCGAAAAAGCCTTTATTTTCCACCTGCGCCGGAGCCGGCACTGGATTGGTGGCAAGTTTCGCTTCGAAGCCTGCGATCTTGTCCGTCAAGGCGTTCTTCAGGTCCTCGACAGCTGACTGCAAATCTTCCCGGGTTACTGTTGCACCGGTGCAATTTTCCTTTTTCAGCAATTTTCCCATGATATTTTCCATTGCATCGTTGCGGATGCCTTCCTCTGCTGTCTCGTCTTCTATAATTGCCGTCGCAAAGCCATACTTTACGGCATCCTGAGGACTGATCCAGGTCTCGTTTTTCAGCAGTTCCCAGATCTCCTCGTCCGAGAGCTTTACCCCTGCCTCTTTGTAGGCCGCCACGGCACTCTCCGTGATGATGTTCAGGTCTGCCGCCTGCTTGGCCATATCGTCTGCATTGCCGTACACGCCCGAGATTGCCTGGTGTACAAATAAAAGGCTTGCCTTGTTCATGATCCTTCTGGATCCTGCGCAGAACACCACGGAAGCTGCGCTGGCCGCAAATCCATCGCAGATCGTGGTGACATCTTTTCTACCCTTCAGCACATTGTAGATTGCAAGTCCTTCCTTTACTGCTCCCCCGTTCGAGTTTACATGCACTGTGATCGCCACGTCTGTTGGTATTTCCATGAGACGCTGCGCCAGGCCCCAGCTTGAAACATCACTTTCGATCCATGGCCGGGAAGTGATGTCACCGAAGATGTACACCTCTGCTGCCTTTTCTTCCCGCTTGTATTCCAATGTGAAATACTTATTTTTCATTTTGCTTTTCCTCCTTTTCCCCTAGCTCCTCATTGAGCTCGCCCATGGTGGCGTAGTTTTTCGTCATCCAATGAGCCCACGCCCATTCTTCATCTATCACTTCAAGGCCGAGCTTTGCCCTGATATCGTTAATGCAAAAAGCTCCGGATCCGATCAGTTTGTCAATCGGCCCTGCTACATCAAACAGATCTGTGTACCGTACTCCTTCCAGGCTTGCTTTCACGCAGGATCCCGTCAGGACGCGATCCTGACCATAAAGCTTCCTGTTGATCTCCGTCTCTATGGCATCGACGATCGGTTTTACGCAGCTCGTCATAAACTCTTTAAAATCTGCGTCCGTGACTCCCTTTCCGGTTGCCACTGAAAGAGGGATCCCAAAAGCCAGCGCCGTGTACTCGATGATGTCATCCATCATGTTCTTGATGTCTCTGGTACCGGTCAGCGTTGACTTTGTGCTTCCTCCCGTCCCCTGCTTCTCGTCGTAGTGATAGCCTTGGTATAGCGGGAGTACTGCATTTTCTGCATTAAAGTATTTTTTGAACTTGTCGTTCATGAGGTCGTCCAGTTCTTCCTCAAAGCCTTCCTGTGCCTCTGCGTTGTCGTCGATGGTCAGGATCCCTCTTGTGCCCTGCTGTCTGACATATGCCGATGCGGCGCTCTTCATGAGCTTGCCTTCCATCGCGCATATCCCGGACAGGATCGCTCTTGTCGAGTCTCCTTTGATCGTGAAGTGCAGGACATCCTCCGCCTTGAATCGTCCCGGGATAGAAAAACCTCTGGATGATACATCCATATAGACATCTCCGGACAGGTTTTCCTGTGTCGAATAACCTTCTGCCACATGCCTGCTGCCGTCTCTCGCCTCTACCACCAGAGCCTCCTGGTGCTGGAAGAGCTCCGCCGTTAGCTTCATGAAAAACTCGCGCCGCGACTCGTTCTCATTTGGTGAATAATTCCAACTCCAGTACTCTCCCGATTTCACTTCTTTTCCGCGCCTGTATGTCTTCCACTCCACGGCGCCGACCGCAGATCCAACCTTCCGGACCATGGCCCAGAATATCATCCGTTGTACATACAGCTCCATGCCTGCGTAAAACTCCCCGATTTCTTCATCCAGGAAGCCTTTTACCTTGACCTTATCTCCTGAGGCCGTTGATTCTTCACTTTTTCCAAAAAACCATTTGAAAATGTTGAAAGCCATGTTTGCTCCTTAGTAGGTCGCGACATCCAGGATCTTTCTCTTTCCCGTCCGCCGTTCGACTATCATATCCTCTATCGTCATCGAGGCCACCATTGCCATGAATGGATCTGTCTTCCTCGACTTTGCCTCTATTTTCCCGTAAACATAGTTTCCCAGGTCCGCATCTCCTGCGGCTCCCGGCTTCCTTCCGTACCGGATCAGTTTTGTGTTGTTCGCCGCCCAGCGTAGCTCCGGCGCGTCATCCCACGAAAAGTATTGGTTTGCAAAGCACGAGTCGATCACCGGTGCAACTCTCATGATGTCCGACGGCCTGACGAGCTTTAGGTTTTTCTTTTCTTTGGGATCAAATCCGATCTCTTTCAGCTGTCTCGACAGTAGAGCGTATCGGAAGTCATCGATCGCAATCCCTTTGATCATGTAGTACTGCCGCATGGAGTAGATGTAGTCGATAACCATCTCCGGATGGATCTCGACATCGTCCACCTCCGTCAGGCGGCCCATCTTGACCCATTCCTTCCACGGTGCTTTAATTCTCGGAATGTCCTTTGACTCCAAGCAGATCCAGGAGTGTGAGAGCTCATACCTCTGGTTCCCTTGTTTGAAGTGAAAATTGACGGATACCCAGTCAGTGATCTTCGCAAAGTCGATGCCAACCGTGCATTGCCATCCGGCCAGATTTGGAAGCTCTCTTTTGGTGGCCTTGATGTTCTCGTAATCTGTCACCTTGATCTCGCTGCTGCCGTCGGTTAGGTTCATTCTTCTGACCACGAAGGATGAGTTCCGCTCTGGGTTCTTCTTCCAGTCGCGGTATTCCTTCTCAATCTCCCGCATTAAATCTGGGAGATATGGGAGGGAGGGGTTTGCCTTTTCCCAGCTGTCCGGATCGTCGATCTCCGCCTTGTTGTCCAGCCTACATATGAAAGGCAGCCATCCGTTGTCCGGATCTCCTCCGAAGAGGATCCCCTCGCTGGTCTCTATGTAATCATCCAGCGGGCCTTCCCTGACATCTCCGTTGGTCGTAACAATCAAGCGGCGGGGGTGCTTTTTCTTTCCAAGGCCTGTCGTGAAAACTGATATGTTGTTGTAGTCCTCGTATGCGTGGACCTCGTTGAACACGACCATGCCGGACCGCATTCCGTCCTTGCCTTTCGGGTTGTTCGTTCTGCCTCTGATCTTGGATCCTGTGGCTTTTCCGTCCACGCTTTCCGTCTTCCACTCGAAATACTTTTTGAGCTTTGTCTGTGTCTGTCTGGAGGCTCCGTCAAATGCTTCCACGATGTCAAGCACCGGGCGCAGCGCCTGCTCTTCGTTGTTTGCGCAGATGTCCACGTCATATTGACGGATCCCGTGGTATGGGGAGACCATGCAGGTCGCCTCCAGGGCGATGATTCCATCCTTCCCGGCGCCTCGTCCGATCAGGCAGAACAGATCCGGCCATCTCGGCATCCCCGTCCCTCTCTCGAAGGTGCAAAGGTGGAGGGTGATCACAAATTCCTCCCATGGGAAGACCTGATCGAAGGGAAAGTACTTGGCCAGCCCGAGATAGTGAGACGCAAGGTCGTCGTCCACATAGATCTCCTCCGTGTCGAACGCCCTCTTGACGTGCTCCACCAGAGCCTTGACTTCTTT